GGTGGCCGGCGTCCATTGAGCCGCCACGTGATGACGCTCAGCGCATATTCCCAGCGGCGGTGCGCCGTGGCGCGCGACAGACCGAAGCGCCAGCAGATCGGCTTCCAGGGAGTGCCCTCGGCGCGCGCCCAGACGAGCTTGGCATCTTCCGGCTCCAGCCAGGCGAACCAGTCGAAGGTCTTTTCCATCCGGGAGATGGCGGCAGGGGACGGCGGCGGGCGACGAAGCGGTGACGGCTCCTGCCCGACGAGATCGGAGAACTCGTAGACGATCGACGGCCAGGTGCTGAAGTAGCCTTGCACCTTGACCTCCGGGAGCCGCTTCAAGACGTCAGCCGCCTCGGCGAGACGCTCCTCCACCTGATCACGGGTCCAGACGTCCATGCCGCGCCTCCTTGGTGTATCCGTAGAGCTTGTCTCCGAGTTGCCGCACGAGCTCACGCTCGGGCCAGGTCAGGCGCGGATCGGTCTCGCTGACCACGAGCACTTTCTGCTCGCGCCAGCCTTCACGCTTGATCTCCTCCGGCGATCGCCGTTTGCCGCCGAAGCCGGGTGGCGCCCATCTCACCGCACGCCTCCCTTGGTCTCGATGGCCCAGAGGAGCAGGGCAATGGCGTCGGCTTCGTTGTCGTCCTTCGGGTTGAAGCCTCGTGCTGTGACAGCGGCGATGACGGCGTCCTTGCCCGCATTGCCCTTGGTTGTCGCATGGCGCTTGATGGTGCCGACGGGCACGCCCTGATAGGCGATGGCGCGATGCTCGCACCATGCGGTCAGCGTGGCGAGGAAGCCGCCATAGAGGTGAGCGGCATCGACACCGAGGTGACGGCGGACCTCTTCGAAATAGATCGCTTCGAGACCGCCGGCATCAGTGATCAGGGTGTCGAGCCAGGTGGAGAACCGAACGAAGCGCATCCCGCCGCCATCGAACCGGCTCGCCCGGAACGAGACGGAGCCATGCAGGATCTGGCCGCTTGCGAGGCGCAGCGCCCAGCCGGTGGTCGTGCCGAGATCAAGGGCAAGGAGTGGGCCCTGCCCTGGGCGCAGAGGATCGGTGCTGACAGGCACTATTGCCGGATCACGAGGTGCGACGAGGACAGGCTGGAGGGTGGTTGCCAACGCGGCTGTCGACGACACAGGTCGCGACGGACGAGCGCGCCTGATGGGCGCTCGCTCGTCTCTCCCGTAGGGAGAGCAGGAATTCTGGCAATCTGGCAACTTCCTCAAGCCGTTGAAATCAAACGATCTTTTGAAGTTGCCAAGTTGCCAGAGGGAAGTTGCCAGATTGCCAGCCGGCAACTTCACCATTTCCCTAAACGTCTGGAACGAAACGACTTTTCGTGCCGGGAAGTTGCCAGTTGCCGAAGTTGCCAGTTGCCAAGACAGCGCCGTTGGCAACTTCTCGACGGGGGACATCATGGGGTCTCTCCTTCGGGATAGACCCAGACGAGCGGGTTCTCGACGTCGAGCACGGCGCCGGTCTGGGCTGCTTTGTAGTGGGTCGGAAGGACGGGAATGAAGGCGGGCGTCACCTCGCCGGTGTCCGCATCGACGCTCTCTCCCGATGGGAACTGCATGCCCTCGATCACAAGGTAGCCGAGCTTCGAGCGAGCATTGGGCAGGCCATAGGGACCGCCGTCGCGGGTGAACTTCACGTAGCCCTTGGTGGCGAGCACGCTGACGCGCTCGCGGATCGTCGTGCGTCCGCCGAGCCCTGCCTGGTTCTCGAAGGCCTCGGCGAATTGCAGAGCGGTGTAGAGGTGTCCGGCGCGCGCCTGCTCGTCGAGAATGTCGAGGATCACGTCGCGCTTGCGGGCGCGTTCGGCATCGAGCCGCTCGCCAAGGTCCTTGCGCACCAGGCGCTCGGATTTCGGATCGAGCATGATCCATCGGCCTTGCCGCTTGTCGATGAGGATCGGCTCGATCGCGGGGCCATTGCGCAGTTCGAACTCGAGGCGGCGCTCAGGGCGCTCCTCGTCGGGGCGGTGCATGAGGATGCCGGCGCTGTAGAACCCGCGCAGCGCGCTCGCGCCGGCGAGCGCCAGGAACGGATCCTCGGCGATCTGTTTCTTCTGCGCCTTGCGGGTGTGGTGACAGAGGATCAGCCCGGCATCGGGGGCGGCGGCGTTACGCAGCGCCTCCACCCGCGCCTGCAGGAAGAAGAGCATCGCGTCATTGTCGTTCTCGCCGCCGCCGTCGGGACCGCCGTCGAACATGTTGCGGATCGGATCGATGCACAGAATGTCCGGGCGCTCGCTCTCGAACGCGCCGATGATCGCGGCCTCGACCAAGGCGAGGCCACGCCCGTCCAGGATGAGCCGGAGCTTCGGCGTCACGACGAGATTGTCGCGCGCGATGGCGAGCACCGGCTTCAGCAGGCTAAGGCTCTGCAGCCGCTCGCGCAGGTAGTGGTAGTCGATCTCCGCCTGGAGGTAGAACACGCGCAGGGGGCGCGGCGGCTTGAAGCAGAGGAACGCGGCTCCCGCCGCCATGTGGGCGAGCAAGCTGATCAGGAAATCGCTCTTGCCGACCTTCGGCGCGCCGGCGAGCACCAGCATGCCACCGGGCGTGAGCACGCGCGGCGCGATGATGTCGGCCGGCATCGGGCTCTGGTCGTCGATCAGCGCGCCGAGCGTGAAGGCTGGGATCGATGCGAGCGGTGCGGGGCTAAGCGTCAGACCTGGTCCGTTGCGGGCCACATGCCGGCGCCAGAGCCGATCGAATTCCGCATCGATGCGTTCCGGAGGCCAAGGCGGATCGAGGCAGGCCTGGTTGAACTCCTGGATCGCGCGGCGGGCCTCGTCCTCGGTCTCGCGCCCTTCATGAACGAGCCGGACATGATGTCCGATCGCCATGCTGGCCGCTTCGAAACGGGTGACGAGATCGATGCCACCCGCGCGGGTGCGACGCGTCAGTACCCCGTCGAGTGAGAGTTTCCCATGGGCGTAAATCGTTTCCGCGGAGTGCGCCAGACCCGGGAGCACCGGCATCGCCTCGACCGCGTCGGCGAATTCACGCAGGTCGATTTCGCTCGCCGAGCTCTCGCGAATAGCAACGAGGCGCGAGGCCCCGCCCTTGAAATAGATCGATCCGGCGACACGGATCGGCTGATGCGCCGAGCGAAAATGTGGATCGCCACCGACCTTGTCGGCGATCAGCCCACGCAGCGCGCAGACGAGATCGACGTCAGCGCCTTCGGCGGGTTCATTGAGCCGCCACCAGACGTGGAGCTTCTGCGCACCGGTCTCCGTGCGCCCGCCACTCCCGACCACCATCACCGGCGTCGGCAGGTGTGGCCTCAGGTGGGCGAGCTTTTCTTCCACATCGCCGGAGTCGAGGTCGACCACGATGGTCTGGATCTGCCGGACGTCTTCGGCCTTGGCCTGACCCGCCTCGGCGACGGTTCCGGGCACGACATAAAGCGCTGCGCCTTCGCGGGCCGCCCAGATGGCCGAGGTCACGATCTTCGTGGTCGCCTCGCGATCCGCTGCGATCCAGGCGGTGTGGGGGCGGCCCGAGCTTCCCTTCTCGGCAAGGCCGCGCACGGGGATCAGCCCATCGCAATAGCCGAAGACGCGGTCGACGAAGAGCCCGATGGCATCGCGGTCCGGCGCGAGCATGGGCTCGGCCAGAGGCTGGGCGTCGCTGAATCGCAGGTCCGCGTCAGCGCATTCGCGCCGGGCATCGATGGGCACGACATTGTCGCCGGAGGCTCCGTCCGCGCTCATCCGGGTAGCCTCCAGCAACGCTCGGCCCAAGGGCAGAAGCGGCACTCGACGTGCGTCGGGTCGTGCGCGATGCGTGGCAGCAATTCGTGCGCGTCGGTCGCGCGCAGGATGCGCACGGCGCGGTCGCTCGCGGCCTGAGCCCGACCGGCGTCGAACGGCACGAGTTCGTGGTGAAGCTCGGCGGTGTCCTTGTTGATGGCGGTGAAAAGCGCCGGATGTTCCGAGACGCCCGGCAGGGCGGGCTCCAGATAGGCCTGATAGATCGCGATCTGGACGGCGTAGATCGGCTTCGTCAGCACGACGCCCTTGGCGACGGTCTCCCGCCACGCCTTGGCGTTCATCGTCTTGCATTCCCACAGCGCCGGAACCTGAAGGGCCGGCATGTCGGGAGCCCCGAACACCACGCCGTCGACATGACCGCGGATGCGGCCGCCCGCGACGGAGAACCCGATCTGCCCGCCGTCCTTGGTGCGCGTGACGAGATCGACGCCGCTTGCACGCAGCCATCGAATAGCGACCTCTTCGAGTGCGTGGCCGATCTCGAAGATCCGGAGCGTCCGGCCATCGAGGCTCGCGCCTGGATTACGGGGTGTGTCCGTGAACTCGAACTGAAGCGCGCGGTCGCAGGCGACGCCGAGGCGAGAGGCGCCGAGATAGCTGCGCGCCGGGACTGCCGCGCGCTCGGCCACCAGTGCCGCGTCGATGCGCTGGTTCAGGTGATCGCCAAAGGTTGTGCGCGAATTGAAGTCGAGCATCAGAACGGGATCTCAGTGCTCGCCTGCGCAGCGCTCGCCGCCATCGCTTCCTGAAAGCCGCCGATGGCGGCTTCGATAAGGGTCAGCACCTGCGTTTCGGAGAGGCTGGCGAGCGGCGTCGTCCAGCCGATCTCCTCCATGAGTTCGGCGACGGGCCGTAGCGCGGCACGCATGGCGGCGCGCTCCCGTTCGGTCAGATCAACCACGCAACGCCTCCGTGCCGACGAGGACCAGAAGGCCTGACAGGTGATCGAGCAGAACCAGCGCTCTCGCGCCAGCCGGCTCGTACGGAAGGGCTCGCGCCAACCAAAGCCATAGCTCGGTCGCTCTGCGACCGAGCGTCCCCGGCCAAGAACGGCGCGGCAGAGCCGCGCCTATGATGGTCTCCAGCAAACGGCGCAGGGGATGCCCTTCGGGTGCCAGAGACGCTCCCGGTCCGACATCGGTTGCGGCGATGGTGTCATGGGCGTTGCCTGTCATCACGCCGCCCTCGCCAGCGCATCGCGATCGGCCCCGAACACGAGCCGACGGATCGCCGCCTTGTTGAACTGGAATGCGATCAGCGCCGAAGCCTGGTAGCGAGTCAGCCCGAAGTCCTGCCGGTACTCCGTCGGCAGCAGCGCCAGCTGCTTGTCCGTCGGGGGCTGCGCGAGCCAGCGCCGGGTCTTATGCGCGGTCTCGTCGCTCTCGTGCTCGTTCAGCCAGTCATCGGCTGAAGCCAGACAGACCATGCGTTCGCCAGCGCCGACGAGCGTGGTCGCTTGGCCCTGCCGGCCGCCCACCGCATACCAGCGCCCGTTTAGGAAGAAGACGCCCGCCCAAGCGGTGAAGCCGGTGGCGACGAGCGCAGCGTCGTCACCAAAGAGATCGCACCACTTGAAGCTCGACCGCTTCAGGAGATCGATCTCGCTCATCACGAAGTCGCCGAGCGGCTGCGGCGTCTCCGCGGCGTCGTCGCAGGTGAAGGCATGGCCGCAGAGCGGGCACTCTCGCGACGATAGCGGGATGATCGCCTCACAGGACGGGCACGTCTTGCTCGGCGCGTCCCCGGTCGGCTCGCGGCCGTTGAGATCGACATCCTGCTCCAGCGAGCCGTGCAGGAGCGTGGATGTGCCGAAATCCAGGACGATGCAGTCCGTCTTGACGATGCCCGGGTGTTCCTGCGGGTTCACCGTACGCAAGCCGCGGCCAACCATCTGGACCATGGTCGAGCGATAGGAACTCGGGCGCAGCAGCACGACGCAGGAGGTCGGCGGGTGGTCCCAGCCTTCAGTAAGCACGGCCACATTGACGATGACGCGCGCTTGGGCCTCGGCGAAGTCGGCGAGAGCGGCCTTGCGGCTCGCCTCCGCCATCTCTCCGGTGACCAGCACCGTCGGCACGTCGGCTTCACGGAAGGCGTTCGCCACGGCGGAGGCGTGCGCGACATCGGCACAGAACACGACCGTCTGCCTGTAATTTTCTCCTTTCCCTGTCGCGGCTACGCCGCTCCCCGCCTCTTGCGCCTTCTCGCGCCAATGGCGGATGACGGCTTCCGTCACCGGCGTCCGGTTCATGACCTTCGCGACTTCGGCCATGTCAAAATCCTCGGCGGTCTTGCGGACCCGGCCGAGATCGGACTGGACGCCGACGTCGATCACGAAGGTTCGCGGCGGCACGAGGTGGCCGGAGGCGATGAGTTCGCCGATCCGGATCTGGTCGGCGACGTTCGAGAAGACCGGGCGAAGGCCTTTGCGATCGCCACGGTTCGGCGTCGCCGTCACGCCATAGATCAGGGCTTTCGGATTGCGCGTCTGGACCCGGTCGATGATGCGCCGGTAGCTGTCGGCGGCGGCATGATGCGCTTCGTCGATGATTAGAAGATCGAGCGCCGGGAGTTGGTTGAGATTGCTTTCGCGCGCGAGCGTCGGCGCCATGGCGAAGGTGGCGCGCCCTTGCCAGGACTTCTCGTTCGCGTCGACCACGGAAGTCGACAGGCCTGGATTGACCCTGACGAACTTGGCGCGGTTCTGCGCCGTCAATTCGTCGCGATGCGCGAGCACGCAGGCCTTCGTGTCGCGCTCTTTCAGGATCTCGCCGACCACGCCCGACAGCATGATCGTCTTGCCGGCGCCGGTGGGCGCCACGCCGATCGTGTTGCCGTGGCTGCGCAGCGCCGCGACGCTGCGCTCGACGAACAGTTTCTGGCGGGGTCGCAGCAACATCGTGTGGCCTCACTGCGCCCAAGAGGGACGCATGCCGCCCGCAGGAGTCGCCGCAGGCTGGGCTGGCGTCGGCGCAGCGCCGCCGCTCTGGAAACCGAAGGACTGCGCCACCGGCCCCATGACGCCAGCGTATTCCTTGTGATCGGGCGTGACGGCGGTCCGGATCTCGTTCTTCGGATCGCCATTGGTGTCGGTGCCGACATCGATCTTGGCGACGAACTCGATGCCATCGAGATCGGCGAAGCCGCGGATGCGCCGGGCGGACTGGGCCTGGGGCGAGACGTCCTTGTCGGAAATGCCACGCGCCGAGTTGAGGATCGCGCGCACCAGCGCCCGGCCCATATTGCCCCAATCCGGGCCCTTCGGGCTGTAAAGCCCGATCAGCGAGAAGATCTTGCGCCGCGCATACGGGCCTTCGAGCACCGTGAACTCGGCATTGAGGTAGACGGCGCCGGTGGAGCCGCGCGTCGCATAGCCGCCGGTCCACCCCTGGCTCGGATCATCGTAGCCGCCAGGGCGGATCGAGAGGCGAACCTTGGCGATCGCACCCTTCGGGATGACGCTGGTGGTCGACTTGGCGTCGTTGAAATCACTCCAGGTGGACATGATGGATCACTCCTTGGTCTGGTCGCTCGAAGCGGCGTGGGATGGGGTCGAGGCCGGCAGGCGGCCGGAGAAGTCGAGCGGTTGGCGCGAGGGCCCGCGGATCTTCGCCATCAGGCGTCCGAGATGCGGCTCCTCGACCGTGTCGAGACGGCCGCTGCGATCCTTCGCGGGAAAGCCGAACGGGTTCAGGGTCTGGCAGATGAAGGCGCGGCGGTTCGTGCCGTCCTCGGCCTTCACCTCGGCCATGGTCAGGACCTCATCGACGATGCCGGGCAATTCGAGGCCGGTCTTGGAGCCGTCGATCTGGGGCGAGAACACGCGCCGATTGAAGTCGTCGAGCCGCTCGTCGAGGATGCCGACGAACCAGACATTCTTTCCTCTGGCGTGCTGCAGCTGGGTGAGCCAGCCAATCATCTCCCGGCCGTGGAGACCGTAGGCGCCCCGCACGTCGGGCTTGCCGGTCTTCTCCGAGACCGCCTCAGGCTGGCCGCGACACCACTGGAAGCAGAGCCGGCCGGCGACGGTGATCGAGTCGACGAAGACCGTCTCGTAGCGATCGAGTACGCTTGGCGGTCCGAAGCGCTCGGCGACAGCCGCAAAATGCGCCTCGCCATAGGCCTGATCGGAGCGCAGCGCCGGGTTCGGCCCGCCGATGAACACCGCCAGATCGCGGCACTCGGCCCAGGTGCGCGGACGCAACGCGTCGCCGGTCCACCCTTCGATGGCGAGGTCTCCCGCCTCGAGGTCGAGGAAGAGCGTCGTCTTCGGATCGAGCGTCCAGAGAAGGCTCGTCTTGCCGATGCCCGACTTGCCGAAGATGCAGCCCTTGACGCCACGAGCTTCGGCAAGGCGCTGGTCGGCGGTGATGATCGGAAGCGCCATGATCAGCGCTCCGCCTTGGCGCGGGCTGCGGCTTCGACCGCGCGATCGGCCCCGACGCCGCCGGCATCGCGGGCGATCTGCGAGAGCTTGCGGAGCGCATGCATCCGGTCGCCGATGGCGTTGAACTCGGCTTCGAGACCCCGCAACGCGAAGGCGATGTCATCGAGCGTCGCTTCGGTGATGGGCTTGGCGTCGACCGCGTCGCGACCGGGGCTTGCCGGAACGCGAATCGTATCTGGCAACGAGCCGAGGCTGTAATGGGATTTCTGCAGCGCCTTGATCGCCGACAGAGGCACATCTGGCGTGGATTTGCCGAACGAGAACATGGAGTGGTCCTTTCAGTCGCGGAGCAATCGGAAGGTTGGTTTGCCGGTCCTGAGCGTCCGAGCCGGCTCAAAGGCGCGGCGGATCGCGTCGGGCCACGCGCCGTAGGCGCGCTCGGAGACCGAGAGGCTGATATCGACGTATTGGTTGGGGTCGTCGCCGGAGGCGCGGATGGTCTCGACGAGAGCGGCGAGTTTGGCCTGATCCCACTCGGTCTTCTTCGGCAGATCGGCGACCACCGTGATCGCCCCATCGCTGAAGCGGACCGTGCCGGTGTCCTTGCCCAGAGCCGCGCGGGCTTCACGCGCACGCTCGCCGAACTTCAGCGCGATGGCGCCGTCGAGCCAATCCTTCAGCGACTTCGCGCTCTTGAGCGCCGCGTCGGCTTCGTCCTGAAGCACGGCGAGAACCTCGGCCGGCAGGGCCGTGATCTCGGCGATCGGCATGGTGCGGAGCGCGCCGAGCGTGGGCAGGTTGTTGCGAGGATCGGTCATCACGCGACCTCCTCGGTGAGGAGAGCGGAGAGCGAGACCGGCGATGACTTCGGCTTCCGCCGTGCCACGGCGAGGTAGGAGAAGTCGTCCGGGCCGTGACGCCGCTGGACGAGATGCGCGAGCCCCTGTTCGGCCGCCCACATCGCGCGCCGTCCGAGCTTCAGGAGTTCGGTGCGGTCCTTGGGCGGAAGCCGGGTCGCCATCGGCATGCCGTCGAGGGCGAGGAACCCACGATGATATTCGAGGCAGTCACCGGGCGTGGCCTGGCCGAGCCAGCCACAGAAGTCGATCTCCGAGATCCGGAGCCTCGCCGTCGAGAAGGGGATAATCGTGTTGCTCATGAGCGGTTCCTACTCACCGAGTTCGGGAACCGTCTCAGGCGGCCGCAAGGCCGCGGGCGAGGAGCGTGCCGCGCAGCGTCTGGATCCGCCGATAGAGGCCGGCGCGTGAGCCGTGCCCCTCGGCCGCCAGCTCATCGACGCTCTTGGTCGTGAGTGCCGCGCACAGCACGCCATCCTGATGATCGAGCGTGCCGAGGCAGCGCTCGACATCCAGCCGGATGGTGGACGTCGATGCGCCCTCGCCAGCCTGACCCCACACGGCGCCGAGGCCGCCATCGCTGGCGATCGTGTCGGCGAGGGTGTCCGCTTCACCGTCTTTGATCGGCGCGTCGATCGACGTCGGCTCAAAGCCGAACATGCGACGCTCGGCGATCACACGCCGCATGATCCGCGTAGCGCGGTGCGTCATCACAGTCGCGACGAACGCACCGATCGACCCGCGCGCCGGATCAAAAGCTGCCAGCCGCGCGAGGGCGTCCGTGATCACGTCCTGGCGAATGTCTTCCAGATCATGGCGGGGCAGTCGCAGCTGCCGCACCAGCCGGCGGGCAGCGGCATCGGCTTCATGCGACAGCGTGTGGAGCTGTTCCGGCGAGGGGGAGAAGGACATGGGGCAGAGCCTCGTCATCGGGTTTCGATGGCGAGACGGTGCCCATTCGAGCGGTTCGAACCCTGTCGCGAAGCTCTCGTGAAGCTGCCGCGAACCTGCCGATGATCAGAAGACGTGGATCTCGTTCGGCGGGATCAGCAAGCGATAGCCCTGGCCGCGTCCGGTCTCGATCGGGTAGGTCTTTTTGGTGCCCTCGTTCACGCTGGCGGATCTGAGCGTCCTGCGAAGATTGCTGACCACCTTGTCGATCTGCTCGTCGTTGCGGTCGTCGCTGGCGGTCGCCGCGCGTAGCGCATCTGAGATCGCATCGCGGCTGACCCATCCGTCTTCGTTCGTGCGCTCATTGGCCAGTCGGACAAGCACTTGAAACTCCCGGCGCGGCAGCGGCAGCAGCGTCCCATCGTAGCGCGCGCTGGCGCCCTCCACATCGACGTCAAGACGCGTGTGCGGTGATCGAGGGGCTTTCCTGACCGGCGTTGGGATCTTGATCGTGAACGGTTCAGACGCGTTGGCGTCGAGAAGTCCGTCAATCGCGGCGAGCGTAATGTCCGCGGCATC